GACCAATATAGCTAGAGAGGCCATTGCTAAATTCGTAGATAAGAACAGCCCCAGGATGCAACATTGGTTAGAGGAAGTTGCCTCTGGTATTCCTAAGACTGATAAAGAAGGGTGCATTCGCTATGATAAGAACGGAGACATTGTGTGGATTGTCCCGCCTAATCCAGAGAAAGCCTTTTTAATGCTTCAAACTGTAATGGAATATCACCTTCCCAAATTGGCTAGGGTTGAGAGTGTTGGAGATGAGGCAGCACCTCAACGCATGGTCATAAGCTGGAAGCGTCCCGAATGACTGAGGGAGTATTAGAAGTTGAGATGGACTATTGCCCTCGCAAAGTATTTGAGGACTTCCACGATAGACAAGAAAGATGGTCGGTAATAGTAGCCCATAGGCGGTGCGGTAAGACTGTCTTATGTATTAATGACTTGATATATAAAGCCTTAATGGATGACAAGCCCGATGGTCGGTATGCTTACATCGCACCTTATTACAGTCAAGCTAAAAACATAGCATGGGATTATCTAGTCCGATTCTCTCAGCCTGTATTAAGGAAAGCCAATCAATCAGAGTTATGGGTAGAGTTAATCAACGGGGCAAGAATAAGACTATATGGCGCTGATTCTCCTGATGGTTTGCGGGGGATATTCCTAGATTCCGTAGTCCTTGACGAATATGCCGATATGAAGCCCTCTATATGGGGTGCAGTTGTCCGCCCTTTACTTACTGATAGGAAGGGTTCAGCTACCTTTATCGGCACTCCTAAGGGTCATAATGCTTTCTGGGAGATGTACCAGACGGCAGCATCTAGCCCTGATTGGTATGTCAAAGTATTGCGGGCTAGTCAGACCAATATCTTAGATAAGGGGGAGTTGGAGGACGCAGCCAAGACTATGACTCAAGACCAATACCTTCAAGAGTTTGAATGCGACTTTGAGAGTGCAATCTTGGGGGCTTACTATGGTAAAGAGATGCGTCAGCTTACTGACCAGGGGCGTATTACTGATGTCAAGTATGACCCTCTATTCCCTGTTCATACAGCATGGGACTTAGGTTACTCAGACGATACGGCTATATGGTGGTATCAAGTGGTGCATGGCGAGATTAGGCTTTTAGACTATCACTCCTCTAATGGGCAACCTGTCGCTTTCTATGCGGGGATTATTCAGTCTAGGGAGGCAGAGAGGGGCTATACCTACGGGACTCATTGGTTACCCCATGATGCTAGGGCTAAGACACTCTCATCTAATCGTAGCGTTATTGAACAGCTAGGCGATAAGATACCCCTAAAAACAATTAAGATAACCCCTAATTTAAAATTACAAGATGGCATCCAGGCTAGTCGTTTGGCGCTTACTCGGGCGTGGTTTGACCATAAATGCACGGATGGCATTGAGTGTCTCCGCCAATATCAACGGGAATACGATGAAGATAAAAAGGTATTCAGGGATAAGCCTCGCCATGATTGGACTTCTCATGGTGCTGATGCTTTTAGGTATTTAGCAATCGTTTGGAAAGATGAGGCAAAGATTGTTGACCCCGAAGCACCTATACGGGGGGTATTTGTTGGTCAAACTGAAGTCAGTCTTAATGACTTATGGAAAGAGACTAAGGTAAAAGCAAACAATAGAATATAAAAAAGGTAAAATAAGCAAACATTTCGCCAAATATTCAAACATTAAGGCAATAACATGGCAAACGATAAAGCAACAGTCAACCACACCTATGAAGATTGGTATAAAACCATCATGGGGTACGAACGCAGTTATAAGCGTTGGGAAGCCAGAGTTGACCGCATAGTTAAAAAGTACAAAGATGATTCCCGTTACGACAGAAACCCTAATGCACGATTTAACATCCTCTGGAGCAATGTTCAGACTATTCAGCCAGCTATCTTTGCAAGACTGCCTAGACCTGATGTTAGTCGTAGGTTTAGAGATAATGACCCAATAGGTCGTGTAGCCTCAATGATGCTTGAGAGGGCATTGGAGTTTGAGATTGAACACTATGGCGACTACAAGTCAGCAATGAATAACGCTGTACTCGACCGATTACTCGGTGGTCGAGGCGTTGCTTGGGTGCGTTACGAACCGCATATTGTTGGCGAAAAACCTGGCGAACCCGATGACGGGCTAGAAGTTACTGAAGATGCTGACGAAGCTGAAACAGAACAGGGGATGGAAAACGAGTCCCAAGAAAGAATTGAATACGAGTGCTGCCCTGTAGATTATGTTCATTGGCGGGATTTTGGTCATACTATTGCCCGTACATGGGAAGAAGTAACCGCAGTTTGGCGCAGAGTGTATATGTCTCGCCCTGCCCTTGTTGAACGCTTTGGCGAAGAATTAGGCTACAAAATCCCATTAGATACAAAACCTGACGATTTAAAACAATCTTATAAGTCTGATGACGGGGTATATGAAGCCGTTATTTATGAGATTTGGGACAAAGAAACAGGCAAGGTCTTATGGATTTCTAAGTCACTTGGAAAAATTGTTGATGAAAGAGACGACCCACTAGGATTAGAAAACTTCTGGCCTTGTCCTAAGCCACTCTATGCAACTCTGACTACAGACAGCCTAGAGCCTATTCCTGACTTTACTATCTATCAAGACCAGGCAAGAGAGTTAGATGTTCTTTGTGACCGCATAGACGGCTTAATTAACGCCCTTAAAGTGCGTGGTGTATACGATGCCTCGGCTTCTGAACTACAACGCCTATTCTCTGAAGGCGAAAATAACACCATGATTCCAGTAAGCAACTGGATGGCTTTTGCTGAAAAGCAAGGCATGAAAGGTGCTATTGACCTTGTAGATTTAACCCCATTTGCTACTGCTTTAATGTCTTGTTATCAAGCAATGGAACAAGTTAAAGGGCAAATCTATGAATTAATGGGTATTGCTGACATTCAAAGAGGTCAATCTGACCCTAATGACACGCTTGGCGCACAGATTATTAAGTCAAACAACGCTGCTGGACGCCTAAAAACTCAACAACACGCAGTTGTAGACTTTGCTACTAGCCTTTTGTGCATTAAAGCGCAGATTATTTGTAATCATTTTACCGATGACACGCTAGTTAAGATTTCTGGCGCAATGCAACTGTCGCCACAAGACCAACAGTACATTCCACAAGCGATTGCACTACTAAGAGACGAAGCAGCTAAAAATTTCCGCATTGAAGTCACTTCTGATTCAATGGTTTACCAAGATGAACAGCAAGAAAAATCCGATAGAACCGCATTTTTAGCTGCTGTTGGTCAATTTGTGTCAATGGCGCTTCCTGCTGCTACACAAGCCCCTGAATTAACCCCAATGCTTATGGAAATGCTTAAATTTGGTGTTACAGCCTTTAAAGCAGGCAAACAATTAGAAGGAATTATTGACGAAACTGCCGATAAATTTAGAGATGCAGCTAAAGCAGCAGAAGGACAACCTAAACCACCTCCTATTGAGATTCAAAAAGCCCAAATGGATAGCCAAGCTAAGATGCAACAGCTACAAATGAATGCACAGCTTGAACAAGCTAAGTTACAAGGTCAAATGGAACTTGAAAAAGCTAAACAAGAGTACCAGGCACAAGAAAACCAACTTAAATTCCAATTAGAAGCCCAAAGAAATCAAGCTGACATGGATATGCAGTCAAGAGTTGCCCAAATGAAGATGATGACTGAGAGAAACACTCAAGTTCTTCTTGCACACATTAATAATGGCGCAAAGATTGAAGTAGCCCGTATTGGTTCTAATGATTCTGATGGCGCACAGGCTTATATGACTGAAGAAGATATGGCACACGCTATGGAACACCCAATGCAACCTATTGCTAACGCTATTGGTCAAGGAAATCAACAAATGGCACAAGCAATTAGCGCTTTAGTTGATACAATTAATGCCCAACACAATCGCCCTAAAACGGTGGTTAGAGGTCAAGACGGCAAAATTATAGGTGTCCAATAATGGCTATAACAGTCAAGCACAGTAAGGTTTCAACAATACCTGACGATGCAGACACATCGTTAGTACGCCCTAGTGATTGGAATGATGACCATGTGCTAACAGGAACAATCCCTGTAGCCAATGGTGGTACAGGTGCGTCTACTCTTACTGGTTATGTAAAGGGTAACGGCACAGCAGCTATGACTGCTAGTGCAACTGTCCCAAGTACAGATGTAACTGGTCTAGGCACAATGTCCACCCAAAACAGTAACAACATATCTGTTACTGGTGGTTCAATGAATGGCGTAACTATTAGCGATTATGTTGCAACTGCAACAAAAGGCGTAGCTAATGGTGTTGCAAGTTTAGATGGTAGCGGTACAGTACCTATTAGCCAATTACCAGCCGCAGTTTTAGGCGCTTTAAGTTATCAAGGAACATGGAATGCCAGTACAAATACTCCTACTCTTACTTCGTCTGTTGGCACTAAGGGTTACTACTATGTTGTATCTGTTGCTGGTAGCACTAATCTTAACGGGATTACAGATTGGGTCGTGGGTGACTGGGCTGTTTACAATGGTACTGCCTGGCAAAAAGTAGACAACACCGATGCAGTAACCTCTGTCAACGGCTATACAGGTACAGTCGTTTTAGGTTATGGGGATATTACAACTGGCGTAGTTCCCGTAGTAAATGGCGGTACAGGCGTTACTGTATCTAGCGGTGCAAATAGCGTTGTTTTGCGTGATGCCAATGTAAACATTAATGCTAATGCTTTAGACGATGGCTATTCAAATATTGCCGCATCAGGAACGCCAATAGTATTAACTACGGCCTCAGTACGCAGATTTACTATTACTGGCTCAGGCGGTCAAACCATTAAATTGCCTGACGCTACCACATTGACAAGCGGTGCAATTTTTCAATTTGACAATAATCAAAGTAGTGGTGCAATAACTGTAAACAATAATTCCAATACATTAATTGTTTCTGTTCCTAGTGGTGGATTTGTTTTAGTTAATTTATTGTCTAATGCAACTGCGGCTGGTTCTTGGGATAGGCATGACCAAGCACCTGCCAATGTAAGCTGGTCTACCAATACATTTGATTATGCTGGTTCTATTACTTCCGCAACTTGGAATGGCAGTACCGTACAAGTAAATCGGGGTGGAACTGGAGCAACAACCCTTACAGGATATGTCAAAGGTAGCGGAACAAGTGCTTTAACAGCCGCTTCTACCATTCCTACCACAGACTTATCAGGCACAATAACCAACGCACAATTAGCAAATTCAGCCATCACAATCAACGGCACAAGCACAAGCCTTGGTGGGTCGATTTCAGTAGGAACAGTTACTAGCGTTACTGGTACAAGCCCTGTAGTTTCTAGCGGTGGCAATACTCCTGCTATATCTATGCCAGCCGCCACAACTGCTGTAAATGGTTACCTTACTTCTACCGATTGGAATACCTTTAACGGCAAACAAGCCGCAGGAACTTATGTTAATTCGGTATCGGCAACTGCACCAATTACAAGTTCAGGTGGCGTAACTCCTACGATTGCTATACCTGCCGCAACTGGTAGCGTAAATGGTTACTTGACAAGCACAGATTGGACTACTTTTAACAATAAGTCTAATACTAATGGAACTGTCACCAGCGTTGCTGCGCTGACTTTAGGCACAACTGGTACTGACCTATCATCTACTGTTGCTACGGGTACTACAACCCCTGTAATCACGCTACAAGTACCAACTGCTTCAGCTACCAATCGGGGTGCTTTAAGTGCCGCAGATTGGACAACCTTTAACAATAAAGGTAGCGGAACAGTCACTTCTGTAACTGGTACAGCCCCAGTAGTATCTTCAGGTGGCAATACCCCAGCTATTAGTATGGCCGCCGCAACAACTAGCGTAAATGGCTATTTAACTAGCACCGATTGGACAACCTTTAATGGTAAACAAGCCACATTAGTAAGTGGCACAAACATTAAAACAATCAATACAAATAGCATATTAGGGTCAGGTGATTTAACCATTGCCGCTACTCCAGCAGGTTCAAACACTCAAATTCAATATAACAATTCGGGTGCTTTGGGTGCTTCTTCTAGTCTTACTTATGCTACTTCTACATTAACAGCACCAATCGTTAGTGCAAGCAATGGTTTAGTAGTAAACTCTGCAACTGTTTCTGCTAGTTATTCATTACCTAGTGGTTCTAATGCAATGTCAGTAGGCCCTATGACAATAGCAAGCGGTCAATCAGTTACAGTAGCTTCAGGACAAAGGTGGGTGGTTCTATGAGTTCAGTAGTCATTTCAGGCGATACGAGTGGTAGTATTACATTAGCCGCCCCAGCCGTAGCTGGTACTAATACACTAACTTTGCCAGCACAAACTGGCACAATAATGGTTAATGGGCCAGCTTTTAGTGCTTATTCATCTTCAACAGTAAGCGTTGCTAATACAACATTTACTAAAGTTACATGCGATACAGAAGATTACGATACCAATAGTAACTTTGCTTCTAGTCGCTTTACTCCTACTGTTGCTGGATATTATCAATTTAATGTTACTTGTTCAGCACTATCTAATACAGCAGTAGGACAAGCAATGGTTACATTTTATAAAAATGGAACAAGATTTTTAGATGGTCAATTTGAATCAGTAAGTGCAACAGCCAACACATATAAAACTGCTTGTGGAATAATTTATTGCAATGGTTCAACAGATTATGTTGAAGTATATGTTTATCAAACTACTGGTCTTACTATGAGTATGGGTACAAATGGTTCAACTCAAAAATTTACTGGTTGTTTGATAAGGACTGCGTAATGTTATACGATAAAATCATGGCTCTATATCCTAGCCTTACACAACAGGATTTCCTAACTGTAATCACTCTACAAAACGATTCAGACGGCAAAGGCGATTACATTGCTAAATGGGAACATCCTACACTAGCTAGACCAACAGATGAGGAATTAGCATAATGCCGTATGGGACAATCAACGCTGATGTAATTCAGACTTCTACAAGCGGTGGAATACTAGGTGCTGGTAACGCTTCTATTATGAAGAATCGCATTATCAATGGTGCGATGGTAATAAGTCAGAGGAACGGCACAACTTCAACAACTCCAACTGCAAGTGCTTACGCATTAGATAGATGGACTACTTTACTTTCTCAATCATCAAAATTTAGTATTCAACAAAATGCTGGTTCAGTAACGCCACCAGTAGGATTTTCTAATTATTTAGGCATAACTTCATTATCTGCATATTCCGTTGGTGCAGGAGATTATTTTGGAATTTATCAACCACTAGAAGGCTATAACACAGCAGATTTAGGATTTGGAACTGCTAACGCTAAAACTGTTACTTTGTCTTTTCAAATTTACAGTTCATTAACTGGAACTTTTGGTGGTTCTTTAAGAAATTTTGATGGAAGTAGAAGTTATCCATTTACATATACAGTTTCTTCTGCAAATACTTGGACATCAATTAGCATAACTATTGCTGGAGATACTAGCGGAACTTGGGTTGGTTCTTCAAACGCTGGAAGTATGCTTTTAACTTTTGGTCTTGGAGTAGGCTCTACATATAATGGAACTGCTAGTTCTTGGTCATCAAATAATTATATTTCAGCTACAGGTGCAACATCCGTAGTAGGAACAAACGGTGCAACTTTCTACATTACTGGTGTTCAATTAGAAGTAGGAAGTAGTGCTACTGGTTATGAATACGAGAATTACACCTCACTTTTAAGCAAGTGCCAACGCTATTGCTTGAAATATGGTGGCGAAAAAGTATATGAAGGAATGGCTTACGGAATAGCTGATGCAACTACTGAAGCAACTGTTATTATTTTTCCACCAGTATTTATGAGAACTATTCCATCTGTTTCAGGTTCAACACTTGCTTTAGCTGACCAAACAAGCGCCCAAACAACTGTAACTGCTGTGTCTATTGATGGAAGTCAATGCACAAGCAAATTTTTATCAGTTATTGCTACTGTTGCAAGTGGATTAACTACATATAGAACTTATTTTTTAAGGGCAGCAAATTCAACTTCTGCTTACCTTATTTTGTCTGCGGAGCTATAAATGTATAAATTAGGAAAAACAAGCCCATTAACAAACGAACCAATTTGCATACATAAAACTGATAGCAATTTATCTATTCCATTATGTGCCGACAACACAGACTACCAAGCCTACCTAAAATGGGTAGCTGAAGGAAACACTCCTGACCCTGCGGAGAATACATAATGTCAATGATTATTGATGGGACTAATGGTCTTACATTTAACAACGCTACTACACAAGCTAGTGCTGGATTACCTTTAACTGGTGGTAATGTTACTGGCGGTGTAAATATTTCAGGTAATGTAGGTATTGGCACAACTAGCCCAACTGCACCTTTAGATGTGCAAAGTGATACTGGTAGTGGTGCTATAGTTATTCGTGGTCGTGCATCAGGTGATATTAGCACAGTTAGTTTTTATAATAATGCCAATACTACACAACAATTTTTTATTCAAAGTCGTGCCGCATACACACAATTAAATACAGTATCAAACATTGATATGTATTTTGCTACAAACAATACAGAACGGATGCGTATTACTTCAGGCGGTAATTTTCTTGTTGGTGGTACAACACCAATAGGAAGCGATGGAAATTTACTAGCAAATGCTGATTACACAGCTACTTATAGAAGCACAACAAATACTGGTGCTTATATCCATGCTTTTGCTTCTGACATTGGTGGCACAAGAACAGTTAAATATGCTATTTATGCTAACGGAACTGCTGGTGCAGTATCAGACCAAAACCTTAAAAAGAATATTGAGCCAGCTAGAAATTACCTTTCTGATTTAATGAACATTAAAGTTGTTAAATACAACTGGAAATCTGACGAAGAAAATGCACCTAAAGAATTAGGTTACATTGCCCAGCAAGTAGAAACTGTTTTTGCTGGAATGATTGATGAACAAACCTATAACGATGGCGATGGAAACCTTGTAACGCAAAAAATGCTTAAAAAAGAAGTATTTATTCCAATGATGCTTAAAGCAATTCAAGAACTAAACGCTAAAGTAGATGCACAAGCTGAACAAATAAAAGCATTGGTGGGCTGATGTTTCAAACAGCTTTTCAAAAGAACGCATTTCAAAATAATGCGTTTCAAATTGTCATTACCCCTGTTGAACCAACAAAGTTTGGTGGGGATGACGCACCTTATACAAGGGAAGAATTAAAGCGGCTTAAAGGCATACAGAAAAAGCTACGCCAGGCAGAAGAAAAGCGTATTGCAGCACTTAAAGCTGACGCTGAAAACCGCAAGCAAACTATTACGGATTTGGTAGACCCAAAACCTGTTGCAAACAAACAACAAACTAAAGTACAATCCAATCAAGAAGTTAGCGTTGATATACCGTCAAACCTAGCAAATATTGACCGATACATCGCTAATCTTGTAACACAACAACAAGACCTGCAAAACGCTGTATTAATAAGGGCCGCTAAAGTTCGATTAGAACAAGAGTTGGCAATCTTAGAAGCAAAGCGTCAAGCAGAATTAGACGATGAGGAAGCATTATTAGCACTCTTACTTTAAATCCGCACACAGAATACAAAAAAGCCTACGAACACCTCCATGCTGGTCGCTTAGACGCTGGATTTAGGTTATTTGAATATAGATGGCATCCTGAGATTATTGCTAATCAAGCACAGCCATATCATCAAAAGTTAAAAATGCCTGTATGGCGTGGAGAATCCCTATTAGGGAAAACCATTACTGTTCAAGCAGAACAGGGCTTTGGCGACATCATCCAATACGCACGCTTTTTACCCTTTTTAAAGGTAATGGGCGCTAAAAGTGTTGTTTTATTACAACATGGTTCATTACATACATTATTGGGTCAAATGGAGTGTATTGATACATTTACCAATATGCCAGAAGAAGGTATTGCTACAGAGTCAGACTATTGGATTGGCATTATTTCATTGCCTTATTACATAAGCCTAGCCCCTGCGTATGCAAGGTCGTTATTTCCTGTTTCATGTAACAAAATTGTAGGGTCAGAAGGCTATTTAGACGCTATTCCTAGCAATATTCCTAAAAAACTAGCAGTTAACTGGTCTACATCTAAGGGTCTTTTGCATTATGTACGGACTATGCGCCCAGAAACCATGTTGGAATTAGTAGGGGATGACGCTTACTCATTTAACCCTGAAGAAGATAGATTTTGGTCGCCACTTCCTAATGATGGCTGGAAACAAGATTGGAACAAGACTGCAAGCCATTTAAAAGCCTGTAAAGGCCTTGTAACTGTAGATACAGGCATAGCCCATGTAGCAGGCGCATTAGGCGTTAAAACCATTGTAATCATGCCCAAGAAAGAATTTAAATGTTGGCGTTGGAAACACGGAACTTGGTACAACTCTGTTTGTACAGTTGAAGAAGAAGAATTAGACAAAATACCCGAAATCATAAGGAGAATGTAATGCTTTGCCCAAAATGCGGATATTCCGAAGGAAACCATATTGAAGCCCAAAAGACTGATGAGGAGTTCTTTATTGAATGGTGGACTCCTACTATTGGCGAAGAAGCTGCCAAAGCATCTTGGCAAGACAAGGTTGCTATGAAAACTAGGGTAGCCCCTACAGTTATGTCTGACATACCAGGTCATATATCTATGGCTGATGGTACATGGGTAGACAGTCGGTCTAAGCATAGAGAAAACCTAAAGCGCAACGGATGTATTGAATTAGGTAACGATGTGCCTATGCAGCAAAAAGCACCAGAAATGAGTAAGCAATCACAAGAGGCAAGAAAGCGCCAAATTGCTGAATTAACTTACGCAAAACTTAACTACCGATAGGAAAAACCATGTCAGATAATGAACAATTAGACCGTAGAGATTTATTAGAAGCTGCTTTAGAAGCAGCAGAGGAAGGCACTCTTGAAGCACCCATCGAAAAAGACATTGAAGTGGCTGAAAAGGACGACATTTCCGAGGAGTCCGCTAAAGAGGAAGTTAGCGCACAGGATAACGAAGAACCTGCCGAAGATGCTGAACCTATTGAATTTGAGGGTAAGAATGAAGAACCGCAGGAGAAAGTAACTCGCCCATCTACCTGGAAGAAAGAATATGTCACTATTTGGGACAAAATGGAGGCTGGCGAACAAATTAGCAAGGAAGATTTTACTAAATTTGCTGAATACGCTAACCAGCGTGAGTCTGAGTATAAAAAAGGCGTAAGCACCTACAAAGCCGAAGTAGACCGCATTAAGGCTTATGAGGATGTAGTCGCCCCCTATGCCCAAGACCTACAAAAGCGTGGAATTCAGCCTGCACAATATATTGGAAATTTAGCTAGGGCAGACCAAATTTTGACTCATGCCCCAATGGAACAGAAAGTCCAAATCTTTCAAAGACTTGCACAAGAATATGGCGTACAATTAAATGGTGATGGTCAAATGCAACAATTTGACCCTTACACTCAACAACTGATGAACCAGCTTAACATGGTAAATCAGGAAGTTTCAAACATTAAAGGTCGATTTGCCCAAGAGGAAAATCAACGCTTAATGGGTGAAATTGAAAGAGTAAGAAGTGATGTGGAGAAGTTTCCGCATTTTGATGTGGTAAGGGAAGAAATGGCTCAATTACTTGAGTTAGGGAAAGCCCAAGACCTAGAAACGGCCTACAAGAAAGCCGTGCGTATGAATGACGATGTTTGGGCATTAGAACAAGATAGACTCTTGAAAGAAGCCAGGCAGACGACAATCAAAGCACAGCAAGTAGCGAAGGCTAAGGCTGCTGCGGTTAGTCCTAAGTCCACTACTCCTAGTGGAAAAGTGAGTAATCCAGAAGATAAAAAGGATAGACGGTCATTGATAGCCGAAGGATTAGGCGAAGCAATGAGTCGTAGGGTTTAACTAGCCAATTTTGGCACATTTTTTTAAGGATATATCATGGCATACGCTAACTCAGCTATTACCGATATTATCGCTACCACGATTCAAAGTCGTAGCGGTGAACTCGCAGACAACTTAACACAAAACAACGCAATTCTTCAACGCTTGCAACAGAAGGGCAATGTTCGTCCTTTTTCAGGCGGTAATGTGATTTTGGAAGAAATCATGTATGACGATAGCGCAACAAACAACGCTAACTCTTATAGCGGATATGAAGTATTGAACATTGCACCAGATAGCCCTATCTCTGCTGCACAATACAAAATCTCACAATACGCAGACTCAGTAACAATGTCTGGTTTAGAGATGTTACAAAACAGTTCTAAAGAAGCAATCATTGACCTGTTAGATGGTCGTATGCAAGTTTCTGAAGCCCGTTTGTTAAACCGTATCTCTACTGACCTTTATGGTGACGGTACTGGTAACGGTGGTAAGAACTTGGATGGTTTGGGCGCTGCTGTTGCAGTTTCTCCAACTTCAGGAACCTACGGAGGAATCAATAGAGCCACTTGGACTTTTTGGCGTAACCAAATCACTACAGGTGCTACATCTGTAAACATCTTGTCAAAAATGACTGACGCTGCTATCAAACAGATTCGTGGCACAGACAAAGCTGACTTGATTGTTGCTGGTAACACAATGTACTCTTACTATGTAGGCGCATTGCAGTCTATTCAGCGTATTGCTGCTGAAGAATCAGGCGCTGCTGGTTTTGCTTCATTGAAGTTCTACGGTGGTGGTACATCTGCTGATGTGGTATTAGGTGGTGGTTATGGTTCACAAGAAACAGCTACATACATGTATATGTTGAACACTAACTACATCTTCCTACGCCCACATAAGGAACGCAACTTTGTACCTATCGGTGGCGAAAGACAGTCAATTAACCAAGATGCAATCGTGAAGTTATACGGTTGGGCTGGTAACTTGACAGCTTCTAACAGCTTCCTACAAGGCTTGTTGACAACCTAATAGATTGGGCGAAAGCCCTTTCTAATACCACATTATTTAAGGAAAATATCATGGCATATACCATTACCCCCCTCGCAGGGATTGATTTAGTTGATACACAAACTGTTGCTGAACAAGCATTGAACGGTGGCACAACTCCTACATTTGGCCCATTAGGTGCAGAAGTATTTGCATCAGATGGTCGCCGTTATGTATGGGCAGTAGCAGGTGCAGCTATTACAGCTTCTACTACTACTTGTTCTATTAACGCATCAACCTTTGTAGCTACCGCTTCTGCTGGTACTTACTTAGCACCAACAACCGCAATGGCTTCTGGCGATTATGGTTGGTTCTCAGCAGCTTCCGTTTAATAGGTTATTCCTCTTAAATTGAATATGTAGTAAAACTGGGACTCTCTCACAAGGGGAGTCCCTTTTATTTTTTATAAACCCCAAACCACTTTGGAGAATTAAAAATGGCAATAGAGTCCGATACACAAGGCGCAGATTCACGGTTAGCAGTCCAATTCTATAAAAAAAGCGTTAAGCAAGAAGATGCTTCAAATGAAGCAAATAGACCAATTTTTAAAGAATTTGATTTTGTAAAAATTATGATTCCTGGCGATAATTTGACAGAAATTGATACTTACGCACAAGACTCTCATAAAGCTAGATTTCCCCGTCAATGGGCGCATTATCAAAACCAAGTAGCAAATCATGAAGATATTGTTGGTACGCCTTTAGACCAATGGCCTCAAGTTACCCGTAGCCAAGCCGATGAATTGCGTGGGCTTAAATTTCACACAGTAGAATCTATTGCTGACTGTTCTGACCAACAGCTACAGCGTATTGGTATGGTTGCTGGTATGTCACCGCATAATTTTCGTTTAAAAGCCAAGGCTTTCTTAAATTTAGCCAATGATTCTGCCGAAGTAGCACAAAGAGAAGCAGAATTGCAAGCACTTAAAGAAGAAAATGCTAAAATAACAGCAGAAACCGAGGCGAAGCTATCCAAAATGCAGGAACAAATGGATGCACTACTTGTTGCGGTTGCGGAAAAGACCCCAAAAACCCGTAAACCGAAAGTAGTAGAGGCTTAATATGTCCCAAACGATGCTGCAACTTGTAAATCAAGTTCAAAATGAGTTAAATCTTGCTGTTTCTACTTCTGTAGCGGGAAATCCTAATACAGATGTTCAGCAAATATTATCTTTAATGAATGGTGCTGGCTATGAATTGCTAAAAGAATATGATTGGCAATCATTACAAGTGCAGTATCGTTTTTATACCAAATCTTTGACTGCAAACGGCACTACCACCAATGGTTCTGCCGTATTAATAATGGCTGCTGGCACAGATTTAAGTAATGTTACAAGCCAATGGCAGTTATCTGGTTACAATATTCCGCAAGATACTTATGTAGTATCAGTTGATAATGTGTCAAAACAAATTGTAATGAGTCAAGTAGCTACTGGTACTGACACACAATCTGTTGTTATTGCGCAAACCGCTTATGACCTTCCTGCTGATTTTGAAACTATTACAAATCGCACCCATTGGGACAAATCTAAACATTGGGAAATGTTAGGGCCAGAAGATGCACAGCAATGGCAATGGTTAAAGTCTGGTTACATTTCAACAGGCCCAAGAGTACGCTGGAGAATACTAGATAATCAATTCTGTATTTGGCCTATTATGAATACCCAAGAGTATTTAGGGTGGGAATACAGGTCAAAAGGCTGGGCAAGAAGTTCTGCTGGCGTAATTAAAAACAGCTTTACGGCTGATACAGACACAACTGTATTTGATGATAGAGTATTAGTTCTTTATACAAAACTTAAATATTTTCAAATTAAGTCTTTTGATACTACTGCTTTAACTCAAGATTATCAGCGTTATTTAAGTATTGCTAAAGCTAATGATAAAGGCGCACCTAACTTGTCATTTGCACCATATCCAAGCAAAGTGCTTATTGGTTACGCTAACATACCAGATACAGGCTATGGGTCATGATATTTGGACAAGCTAAAAAGTTTACCGCTAATACTGCTTCTATTACTGCGCCTATAGGTGGATGGAATGCTAGGGATTCTATTGCCCAAATGCCTCCTACAGATGCAGTAACTTTAACTAATTTATACCCTACTCCTACAGATGTTTCTTTAAGAAATGGTTATAGCCGTTATTCTCAATTAACAACCTCTACAGGCGTACAAACTATATCTAGCATTACTTATGTTGGAACAACTGCTACCTTAACTACTGCTTCAGCACATGGTTTAGCCACAGGCGCTAGGGTTTCTATTACAGGAACTACCCCAAGTGAATATAGTGGTATTTTTGTTATTACAGTAACTAGCACTACAAAATTTACTTACACAATGTTGTCTGCACCAACTGGAAATGCAACCGTTGTGGGCGCTTATACAATAGGCCTTACCACTCAAATTAACACTTTAATGAATTATGCAGGGGTAAATTCACAAAAACTATTTGCTGTTGCTGGAACTACTATTTATCAAGTAGATACTCCTGTTGCTGTTAGTGCTTTTACAGTTACAAATGATAAGTTACAACATATTAACTTTTCTAATACTAGCGGTGATTATATTGTTGCTTGTAATGGCACAGATGCCACTATGGTTTATAACGGTTCTGTTTGGTTTAGCCTTGCAAATACTACAACTGCACAGACCATTAGTTCAATTACTAAAGTAGGCACAACTGCTACTTTAACAACTGCTGTAGCACATGGATTAGTAACTGGAAACTATATAACTGTTAGTGGGGCTGCCCCTTCCGCTTATAACGGTTCTTTTGTAGTTACAGTAACAGGTGCTACAACTTTAACTTATACAATGCTTTCTACTCCAGCTACTAATGCAACAACAGTAGGAACTTATACCGTTTTAGGTATTGTAGGCGGTTCAAGTGGTGGCACAAATTACACAATAGATTCTAAAAACTTTATTCATGTAAATTTGTTTAAAAACCGCTTATATTTTACCGAAAAAAATACTATGAAAGTATGGTATTTACCTGTTAGTTCTTTGGGTGGTAATGCTTTCCCATTAGATTTTGGTGGAATAGCTAGAAATGGTGGTTTTATACAGGGCATGGCTACTTGGACTATTGATGCTGGTCAAGGTGTTGATGACTATGCTGTATTTGCTACCAATATGGGTGAAGTTATTGTTTATAACGGCACAGACCCTACAGATGCTGTAACTTGGGCTTTAAAAGGTGTATGGCAATTAGGTTATATTTTTAGCCGTAGGTTCTTTTATAAATGGGCAGGCGACATTTTAATGCTAACCCAAGATGGTTTAGTGCCACTTGCTTCTGCCCTTCAATCTAGCCGTTTAGACCCTAGAATTAACCTTACTGATAAGATTTATTTTGAAATTAGTAAAGAAGCTGATTTATATTCAAACAATTTTGGCTGGCAAGTTATTTATTATGCCAAGCCTAATATGCTTTTAATTAATATCCCTGACCCTGCTGGCACACAACAATTTGTAATGCACACCATTTCTAAGGCTTGGTGCAACTTTACAGGCATTAATACCACCGTATTTGAAATTCATAATGATGACCTTTACTTTGGTGGCGCTGGCTTTTTAGGTAAATATTGGGATGGAAAAGCTGATGATGGCAATCCTATTTCAGCTACTTGCCAACAGGCTTATTCCTATTTTGATGCCCCAGGACAACAAAAACGCTTTACTATGATTCGCCCTACATTTTTAGTTGATACTGGCGCACCTGGAATTTATGCTGGAATTAATACCGATTTTCAGACCCAAAACAATTTAGGTGAAGTTTCGTTTACAAGCGCTGTTCCAACTACCACAGCCGTATGGGATACAGCTACTTGGGACAATAATAATTGGGCTGGAAACTTGATTGTTTACCGTAATTGGCAAGGTGTAAGTGGACTGGGCTATGCCGCAGGGATTAATATGAATATAGTTTCCCAAGGTATTGATGTACATTGGGTTTCTACAGACTATGTGATGGAAAAAGGTACTGTTTTGTAATGCGTAGGGTTACAACCGAAAATCAAGACAATTTAAGACAATGGATTGCCAAAGAAGAAGGTTGTGATTATCCGCAGGAAACAGCGTGTATTGGACAGGAAAAAGACGGCAAATTGATAGCCGTAGTGGGATATAACGGCTTTTTACCCCAATCCTGTCAAATCCATGTTGCCTCTACAGATGTGTATTGGTTAAATAAAGAACTACTATTTGCAATATTTGATTACCCGTTTAACAAATTAAAACTCAATGCTATAATCGCACCTATATATAAGGGCAATGTTAAGTCCTTGAATTTGTGCCGAAAACTTGGCTTTGAACAAATAGCTGATATACCTTATGCCCATTTATATGGGGATTTGGTAGTTATGTTAATGAGGCGTAATCATTGTAAATGGTTACAACAAGGAGAAGGCAATGAGTGCAGTAACTAGTATGTTTGGCGGTGGTCCTAGCGCACCAGCCGTACCTGATTACACAGGTGCAGCAAAAGAAACTGCTGCTGGCAATTTAAAGGCTGCACAAGCAGCAACCGCAGCTAATCGTGTAAGTCAAAATACTGCTTATGGTGGAGTAAATTATTCCCAAACAGGAACGGATGCACAAGGCAATCCCACATGGACTGCTAATCAAACTTTAGCGCCAGGATTACAAGGCGCAGTTGACACATCGCAACAAAATGTAAGCAATCAATATGCCAATCCATTTACGGGTGGCAATTTACCTTCTTATGGCATTAATCCAGGTGAGTCTTATAGCAATGCAATTATGTCAAGGCTTGCCCCTACTCAAGAACATCAATCTGCAATGTCAGACCAATCCCTTGCTAATCAAGGAATTATGCCTGGTTCAGAAGCCTATAACAATGCCAAACGCTTATTAGGCCAAACTCAAAATGACCAATTAACTAGCGCAATAGTTGGTGGTATGAATACTGGTTTGCAAGCTAATCAACAACAATATGGTCAAAATTTACTTAATTACAACAATCCTTTGGCTAATGCGTTAAATATTAAATCATTAGCTACTCCTAACTACATTAATCCTGCACAACAGCAAACAACTGCTGGCCCTGATTTAACAGGCGCATCGCAAGCTACTTACAATGCAAACTTAGCTAATTACAATGCCCAAAATGCTAAAAATGCTGGTGGTATGAGTGGTTTATTTGGTTTAGGTGCTGCTGGTTTAATGTCACCTAAAGGCACATTTAGTGGTTTAGGCGGTTTATTTGGAGGTGGTGGATTAAGTACCGCCGATATTATGAGTGGAGCTGCTGGCACAGGTGGATTTGAATCTGCTGCCTTTTTGCTTTAAGGAAAAATTATGGCTGATATATTTGGACAAGTACCATTAGAAGCGCAACCTGAGTTGCAAGCAATTAATAGACAGCAAGAACTGTCTAAGATGCTATTACAACAAGGTATGCAACAACCACAAGGCCAAATGGTTTCTGGGCATTATGTTGCACCTTCACTTTTACAACATTTACAACCTTTATTTGGCGCTTATGCTGGGTCTAAAGGTATGGAAACGGCAGAAAAACAACAATTAGAATTAGCTAAAACATTAAGACAACAAAAAGGCGAAGCAATTAGCGAATTCCAAAAATTAATGTCTGACCCATTAACTCGTGGTCAAGCTATGCAATTTGCTGCTAAAAATCAATACTTGCAACCTATGGCAGCAGAATTAATGAAGCCACAAAAACTTGGCGAAGGTGAAAATCTTGTAATGCCTAGTATTAGCGGTGGAGAACCTATTAATTTAGCTGGTGGCGGTGAAAAGAAAACTGAATTAATAAGAGATTACAACCAAGCTGTAAGTTCTGGCGCATTTAAAGGGAATATTGTTGATTTTGATTTACAGCGTAGAAATGCTAGTGCTGCTAGAACATCATTAAATGTTCAAAACCAATTACCATTTAAAGAACAAATCCAAAAAGAAGCCGCAAGCGGATTAATGAAAAACTTTGAAACATTGCAAAATGTGCCTTCTGCATTGGCAAACATGGACAAAATGGTTTCTTTGTCTAAACAACCTATTTATGCAGGTGTTGGTGGCGAAACTAAATTGCAAATTGCTAAATTATTTAATAACAACTTTGGTACAAATATTTCACCAGAAACAGTTAAAAATACTGAAGAATTTAAATCTGCTGCTTATATGGGCATTATGGATAATCTTAAAAAGACAGACTCCAACCCAACAATGGCACAGCAAAATGCACTTAAAGAAGCTATTGGTAGTTTGGGTACAGACCCTGCTGCTATTCCAAGAGTTGTCAATGTAATGCGTGATGTATTAATTAATAAAGCAATGCAACATAATAGCCTTGTTCAACAAACTATGCAAAATGGCGTTCAATATCCATATAGCATTGAAGTACCATTACCAAAAGCCGCACCTGTACCAAGCGGTAATGTGCGTTCTTTAGCTGACGAAATTCTTGGTAGGAAACCACAATAATGTCTAGTGCTGACGATTACGCTAAATGGATTGTTGATAATCAAAAGTTATCTGGCACTCCTGAATTTAATACTGTTGCCCAAGCCTATCAAATGGCAAAAGCAGAAGAAACTGCGCCTGCACAATTACAAAAAACAGAAATACCTGCATATCAATCCGCTATTGTAGGTGCTGGAAAAGGAATAACTGACCCATTATTGGCTGCTGGTCAATATATGGGCGGTAAACCTGCCGAATATTCTAATTTAATATTAAACAAAATGAAACCGTTTCAAGAGGCTAACCCAATGACATTTGGTGCTGGTCAAATTGGTGGCGGTGTATTGTCTGGTGGCGCTTTAATGAAGGGCGCTGGCATGATTCCTAGTTTTGCTAAAGCAAGCCCTTATTTGCAAGCTGCTGGAGTTGGCGCTGTAGCTGGTGGTTTAACACCTAATGAACAAGGCAAAACAGGTATTGAAGCTATTTCAGAAGTGCCACAAAAAGCTATGTATGGTGCTGGTGGTGGAATTATAGGAACTGGTTTAGGTCGTACTGTTGCCAATGTTGTAGGCCCTAACTTAGACGCTGCTGTTAAAAAATTAATTGGCGAAGGCGTTAATTTAACCCCTGGGCAAATGATAGGTGGTGTTGCCCAAAGGTTAGAAGATAAATTAACTAGCGTACCTTTACTTGGCGATATTATTCAATCATCAAGAACAAAAGGTATTGAAGAATTTAACAAAGCTGCATATCGCAGGGCATTAGAGCCTATTGGTGGCAAAGTGCCTGAATCTACAGGTCGTGCTGGCATGGAATCTGTTAAAACTCAATTAAGCAATGCTTATGATGATTTATTGCCTAAATTAACTTACAAACCTGACAATATTCTTTTAAACAATCTTACAAACCTTCAAAAAGAAATTACTGGAATTACACCAGAAAATGCAAAAAAAGTTTCAGATACGGTATTTGATGTTATTAGTAGCAGAGTTGATAAAAATGGTGAAATTAAAGGTGAAGTGTTTAAAGTTGTAGAAGAAAAATTAGGCGGTCTTGCTAAAACATATAAAGCAAGTCAAGATGCAGACCAAAAACTTATGGGCGATGCTTATGCTACTGCTTTGGGTGAATTGCGTCAAAATTTAACTAGAAATAATCCTCAATTTGCCGAACAATTAAATAAGATAAATACTGGTTTTGCTAACTTTGCACGATTGCGTGGCGCTGGCTCTATGGCTAATACGCAAGAAATGTTTACTCCTAGTCAATTAGCAGCAGCAGTAAAATCTGCCGATAAATCTTCTGGAAAAGGCGCAACTGCTACAGGTAAAGCATTGATGCAAGACTTATCTGATGCTGGTGTACAAGTTCTTCCAGGGAAAATTCCCGATACAGGTACTGCTGGAAGGTCTGCTCTTAATGCGCTTGCAGGCGCTTTATTGGGTGGCGGTGGTGCTTCAGCATATCAATCACACCCCGTAGCTACAGGAACTGCTGCTTTATTAGGAACTGTTGCTGCTGCGCCTTATGCACCTGGGGTTCGTAATTTAATTACAATGATGGGTGGAAAACGCCCAGAAGCAATACAAAAATTAGCAGATTTTATTCGTGAGTCATCACCATATTTAGCTGCTTCAGGAGCACAAAAAGCAGTAGAAAAATCGGAGAATAGATAATGAGTAGAAACGGTAGTGGTACTTACAACCTGCCTACAGGCAATCCTGTAACAACTGGCACAGCAATTACCTCTAACTGGGGTAATACTACTATGTCAGATATTGCTACTGCTTTGACAGGAAGTATAGCCGCAGATGGTCAAACTCCTGTAACTGGCAATTTGCAGATGGGTAACAATAAAATTACTGGCATGGCTGAACCAACTTCTTCTCAAGATGCCACTACAAAGTCTTATGTAGATGCTGGTTTAGCTGCTTTAATTACAGTACCTTCAGGTTCTATGTTTATGTGGCCTACAGTTACTAGCCCTACAGGGTGGCTAATTTGTAATGGTTCTGCTATTTCCCGTACAACTTACGCTACTCTATTTGCTGTTATTAGCACAACTTATGGCGTAGGTGATGGTTCTACTACCTTTAATCTTCCTGATTTGCGTGGTCGTTCACCATTTGGTGTAAGCACTTCTTATGCTTTGGCAAGCACAGGCGGTTCTGCTGATGCAGTTGTAGTAACCCATACCCATACTGCAACTTCTACCGTTACAGACCCAGGCCATAACCATACAATTCAACCTTCTACACAAGGTTCTGGTGGTTCTGCTGGAGTTCAAGGTGCTTTTTGGACTGGTGGAACAACAAGCACAGCAACAACTGGAATTACAGTTGCTACATCTAATGCAAATGCTGGTGTAAGTGGTACAGGGGCTAATTTGTCACCATACCTTGCAATTAACTTTATTATTAAGGTTTAATATGAACTTTACATTTACTTGGATATTGGATAAGTTTGGCTTTCAACCTAAGATTGAAATAACTCCTAAGCCTGTTGCTAAAAAACCTGCCGCTAAAAAACCAGCAGTTAAAAAAACTGTACGAAAGAAATCGTGATGGCTACCCTGACAGAAAAAGAGATTGAGGATATTGTTGAAAAAGTAACTGAACGGGTTATTGAGAATGTCTATACCTCTGTTGGCAAGTCAGTCGTTACTAAATTTTTTTGGTTTATGGGCGTTGCAGCCATAGGACTTGTAACTTACTTAGCTGGCGTAGGCCATATAAAGGTGGGCTAATAATGTGGACTACGGAATATCAGAAGGCATTAAAGGACTTTCAAGCAGTCTTGACGCAAGCAGAGATGCAAGTAAAAGCCTATCTAAGTCTATTGAAAACATACAGCAAGATGGACTGGATGTCGCCCAAAAGCAAGCCAACGAAAGACTCAGACTAAGGCGAGAAGCTGAAGTAAAAAAGGAACGGGCATTAATTAAGGCTTTAGACTCTTGGAAGCACAAAAAACAAATAAGTGATGAAGAAGCTAAGTTAAAGATTGATTTTGTAAAGAAGTATGGTGCAAAAGAATGGGAAGCGGTGCTAAAGATTAAGTTAGATATAGAAAATATGCAACGCAAAGACAATGAAGAATTCCAGCATGATTTAAAAGCAGTTAGACGGGTTCAAGTATGGTGTTTTGTTGTTGCATTAATTGTTACTTTGTGGCTTAAATTTGTTTTAGGAGCTTTTTAAATGTTTCCATTAGATGCACTACTCAATATTGGCGGTAAGATTTTAGATAAAGTCTTTCCTGACCCTGCACAAGCTGAACAAGCTAAACTCAAATTGTTAGAAATGCAACAAAATGGCGAATTAGCCCAAATTGCAGCAGATACCGCAGAACAACAAGAATTGACCAAAAGACAGCAAGCCGACATGGCTTCTGACTCTGTATTATCTAAAAACATTCGCCCAGCTACCCTTGTATTTATTTTAGTTGTCTACTCCACTTTTGCCATGATGTCTGCATGGGATATAGAAGTAAACAACAATTATGTAGAGTTGCTTGGACAATGGGGTATGCTTATAATGTCTTTTTACTTTGGTGGTCGTACTTTAGAAAAAATTATGGATATGAAAAAAGATGTCAAGTAATTTTCAAGAGTGTTTAGATTTAGTATTAAAGTCTGAAGGTGGTTGGGTAAACAATCCAGCAGACCCTGGCGGGGAAACAAATCTAGGGGTCACCAAGCGTGTTTGGGAGGAGTATGTAGGTCATGCCGTACAAAGCCTTAAAAAGCTAACCAAGGACGATGTAGCCCCTTTGTATGAACTTAAATACTGGAGACCTTGTTATTGTGAAGTATTACCTAGAGGACTCGATTTTGTTGTCTTTTCAATGGGTGTTAACGCAGGGCCAGGAAGAAGCGTTAAATTGCTTCAGCAGTCTATTGGCTGCGTACCTGACGGAGTTATCGGCCCAAGAACAAGAGAACTTATTTCCGCCAGTAATAGTGC